TCTACGTTAACGTAGGGACCTGCAAAAGCAGCACCAGCGGACATGGACAGAGCAGCAGTTGCTGCGAATACAGATTTGATCATTTTAGATACCTCGTTAGTTTCTTGCGGAATGAATACCCGCAGATGATGGATCGGTTCGACTCCCGATCGCTTGTAAATTTTACCACATTACCGTGGTCAGGTCAACAAAACATCTGCGAGTAATTGAGGCTTCAGTTTGTTGTAAAACGTAACATCAATTACGTTGATTTATTTATCAAAGTTAAGAACTTTGACCTGGTTGGGTTGGTTCGGACACCCGACCAAGATAAGGATTATAAGTCATCAAAGCATTTAAGTCAACACTTGCACCGTTATGAGTCCAGAAATTCCAAATACCATCGTGGCTACCTTTATGGAATGCATCAATATGATCTGGATGGATAGAAGATCCAAGTGGAATATGATATAGAAGAATAGGAATACTAAAAGTATTACCAGAATTATAAATCATATCATCAGCAACTGGACGAGGCTTAATTCCATTATCCAGTTTATACTTGTCTTTCTTACAATGAAGATTGATAATCTTTTCTGCATGATGCCTATTAATAATATAACAGGCAGTGGAAAAATCATTTACGAATCTCTTATGAAGAGAAACATGAATGTCTCCAGTAGAAATAATTGCGAGTTGAACAACGTCCCAATCGTAAGGTATCTTACTATAGAAGTCTCTCCAAGTAAAGTTCCAGTACTTTACAAGATCGAGTTTACAATCATCTTCCATAATGACTGCATATGGAGAATCAGATGTTTCATACCAATGCTTAATAGCCTTAAGATGAGATGTTATACATCCAATCTCACCTGAAGATACCATCTCAGGATATCTTCCGTAAATAATATCACTAAGATCATCTTCCCTACCATCATACGCAGAGATTCTTTCATAATTTTTGATCTCCCAATAATCAAATTGTTTTTGCATATAGTCCCATCTTTCTGGTTGACCATCAAGATTGATACAGTATACGGGTCCGAAACCGTCTAACTTAAACGCGGATTTGTTTTTGTCCATATGCTTTAATCCAATCTTCTAATTTCACAGTGGGAGACCAATCAAAAGTTGTACGCATTTTTTGATTGTTAGCAAGACTTATCCTCGCTTCACCAGGACGAGGAGCAATATTAGTAGTAGGCCAATCAATCAATCTTGCAATTTGATTAATGGAGTAATTGGTTCCTGTACCAATGTTATAGACCTGCCCAAATGCTTCAGAGTCTACTTCTTTGGTTGCAGCCATAATGTTTGCACGAACAACATCACTCACATGAGTAAAGTCTCTACGTTGGTTTCCATCACCAACAATAGTCAATTTCTCCCCTGCTGCCTTCTGACGTAGGAAGATGCCTATTACAGGGGCATACTGACCCCTTAGAGGTTGTCTTTCACCATAGATATTGAAGTATCTAAAGCAGACTGTTTGAAGACCATACAGTTGCGTATACATCCTGCATAGTTTTTCTCCAGCAACCTTAGAAACTGAATATGGATTCAAACAATCATCAGGGTCTGTTTCAACATTAGGAGATTTATTCATACCATATCCAGAAGATGTAGAAGAGTACATTACTCTCTTCACCTTAGCTTCTCTAGCAGTTTGCAGAACAGTAGTAGTACCGACACAGTTAATACTTACTGCTTCAATTGGATTTATGATAGCAGGTTGAATACGTGCTTCAGCGGCGAGGTGAAACACATAGTCCACCCCGTCCATAAGCTCTTGCATCAGATCATAATCTCTGATGTCTCCCTTAACATTCCATGCTTTTGGATTCCAATAAAATTGATCATGAGCATCAGAGTGCTCATTATCAATACAAGTTACTTTATGTCCTTTTTCTAAGAGGGAATCTACAAGATTAGATCCAATAAATCCTGCACCCCCTGTTACCAAACTATGTGTCATTTCATACTCCTACAGGTTTCCAGAAACGTTTATCATATTGAATAAATTCAATGCTAGGATAAGAACTCAACTTCTGATCCGTTCCATTAGAACTGGTCTGATAGAAGATAGGATCATCAAAAGCATATACATTATAATACTTTTGTACTTCAGCAAATCCAATATCCTGATGGTATGCTTCTTTGCAGTACCAATCAGAAATCTTAGAGCATAGACTTACATACTCTTTAGAGAGATATAGAATTGCATGTGCTCCTAACATATTGTACACACGCACTATACCAGGAAAGTCTACCACTTCCTCATAGAATACACAAGGTCCCGAGTGACCATTTTGTCTACCCCATGACGAAATACCAAGATAAACTGCATCAGAGTCGTCGGGGATATTTATTAGAGGATTCAAGTTCTTAATTAAACAATCATCCTCAAATACAATGAAAGGAGAATCAACTTCTTGCAGCGCATTACAATGTGACTGAGAACATGCTGCTAGCCTATCAGGCATTTCTGTAGCAGAAAGGCGGATGATATTTTTAAATCCAAACTCACTGAGCATGGATTGCATTCTTTCATTTCTTTCAGTATCAGAATCTAGATTGATATAGATTGCTGGGATTTCTCTAAGATCTAAGTTCGCCATGATTTTTCAACAGTGCAATAATTTTAGGAGTATCGTTAGGATGCTTATTCAGTTCTGGTTCTGGATAACAATATTCATACGACAAAGGTAAAGATGGTGGATTATCAAGTAAGTATCTATTCATATGAGACTCATCATGCCACTGTGCAATGATTCCTTTCTCAAGATCTTTATTGACTCTATCTGCAATTACTTCAGACATTTTAATAAAAACTTCTGTCTTTCCGCCATTAAATCCTCCAGCATAGTATGACTTTATACCTTTTTCTTCAAAAGGAACAAATGCAAGAGAGTTTGGATTTCTATCAAATGATTTCTGAGCATCAGACATACGAGATTGATAGAAATGATTTGTTGCTACAAGATCACCAAGGATCTCATCACCAACAATCTGATGAATTGCCATGTCTACATCAAAGTAGAAACAATAATCATGCTCAAGAATAAAATCTTTTTCTTTCATGAAGTAGTTGTACCTCTTCAGTGTAGGCATTGGCCATGGTTCATGATCAATAGTATGAACCCTAACATTGTCTGATACTTCTTCTAGTTCATGATCGGTAAACAAGAGACAAGTTTTTTCATGATCAGGAAGAAAGAACTCTTCGATATTATCGTAGAGTTCCTGAACAAAGTGAATGTACTTGTTTGTAGCAATAGTTAAAATACAAATTTTCATCATTCAACAATTTCTAATTCTGGGACAGAATCCTGTTCTTCCTGTTGTCTCAGCAGTGCATTGAGTTGATCTTCAATATCCTGATAGTATTTTTCATGAACAAAGATAGTATTAATGTGATCTTTGTAAATTTCAACGTATCCAGTGTTCACAATTTTTTCTCTCAATTCTCTATGAACTGCTACATGATCTTGATACTTTTGAAATGATTCATGCTCATCTTCAAGTTCTACAATGAGCATTTTTGGAGCCCACTCTCCAAGAGAAAATCCCTCAAAAACATCAGCTTCTCTACCTTCAACATCAACAGTTACTAGATCAACTTGTCCTGGTTCAAGATCAAAATAATCTAAAAGTTCATCAAGTGTTACTTGCTCAACTTCAGTTCTTTTAGAAAATGGAATATGCTGAGCCCAATCAATTTCAGAATAACGCTTAACTTGCTCTGGATCAGATGTTGTTAAAGGTCCGCCAACATACAGATCAATTACTTTATCAGTAGATCCAATAGCACACTGAACAACAGCAATATCGTCATTCTTATCATGACGCCTTAAACAAGCTTCATAATGTTCTTCAACTGGTTCGACATATATACCAGACCAACCATGATCTGCTAAGCAGGAAGTATTCGAAAAAGACTCTCCATCAAAGGCTCCAACCTCTACAAAAAAACCTTCAGATGGATATCCAAAATATTTTTTATAAATTTCGTTTAGTCCATTTACCTGACATGTTGCAGATACTTTGTAATTTTCTTCACTCATTGTTTATTCTCCAAATGTTAGTATTTCTAATAGTCTATTTACAGATGTTTTGTAAGAGAGATTTTCTTGTACATATTTTCTTGGATTATACATTTCTATATTACTATAGAATCTCTCAAATGTCTCCTCCATTTCATCTTCATTATAAAACTTTTCTCCACATATAGGAGACCAATATGGTAATGATGTTGCTGGGACAGTATACCTACTACCCATATCACTCCATTCCATAACATCCCAGCCGATGATTGGAGTATCAAAACTCATCACTTCCTGCACAGCAATACCTTGACTTTCTGTTCCGTTTATAAGGAAACAAAACTTAGATTGCTGACACAATTGATGAAATTCTTCCTCATTATAGTTTCCATAAGAAAGAATCTTGTAAGTCATTCCTCTATTTTCGAGCAATTGCACTACTTTTTGAAGTTCTTCTATCGTTCTTCTTTTTGAATAAACAAGACAATCAAATTGAACATCTCGGTTAACTTCTAGAAGAGGAATTCCAACTGGCCAAATATCAACTCTTCCAAATCCAAATTTATTTACTGCTTTATCTTTAGTCCATTCAGATGGAACGACAATTGCTTTGTATCTTTCTGGATGTTGCTGAAGTTCTATCGTATGTTCATCAAAAAACCAAATCTGAGGTCCAATAAAACAATTTTCTAAATTCAATTTAGAGTGTTTTAGGTATCCATTTCTATCATATTGAACAAGAAAATTGTACTTATACTTTTCTTCATTGATAGCATAAGGAACTTTTTCTTGTTCTAGACTTTCAAAAAGATTACGAATAACTGCTCTAGGACCAGTCATTCTATTTGTTCCACCCCAATATGCAGACTCAAAAAATACGTTAATCATAATTACCTAATAACTCTATAATCAAAATCAAAAATTGTTACTGTATCTATAACACCAGAATTAACTAGATTTTTGAGATGCATTCCTGTAACTAGTTCTCCATGATGTTGATCGATTTGTTTAGAAATAGATTCTTCATGTAAGTGGATTTGAGTAAATTGCTTAAATACATTTTTACCACCGCACCAAATCATCTCATTACATTCTCTACCATTGAATCTACCATTAAACCAAAAATATTTACATAAATCAATTGATTTTTTATCCAAGTTTTTTTCAATATGCTCCCTTGTAGGAAAATTTGAAATCTTCAAGTCTGGACGAATGTAAACATAATAATCATAGTCATCAGAATAGTAATTCTCAATAACTCTATTTTTCTTATAGTATTGAGAAGACATATGTTTCAATGAAAAAGGAGACTTTTCCATCACACGATTCATAACATCAACAGACTCTATCTCTCCATCTACTTTAGAAGCTCCATTAGATAAAAAGTATTCATTAATAAGGTTTTTTGTTATTTCTGGTTGAGAAAATGATTTTGCTTCATAGTGCCAGGGATCATTAATGTTGTAGTATCTACTATAGTCATCCCAAAAAGAGTAGAAAACATCAATCTCAACATCACCAAGAGTGTTCTTAATTAGATGTAAATTCTCATGAAACTTATAAAGGAGAGTCCGAACATGTCCAGATACAGATAAAGATATTTTCATAGACTCTCCAAAACGCTTTTAATCATATAATTTAGTCCCTGCTCTCTTTCTTTAGAAGACATTTTTTCCCCACTAATTAGATGATCAGAAACGGTATTCACAGACAAAGCTCTCTTCTTATACCTCATTGCTAAACTATAGAGAACGTGAGTCTCCATATCGACAGCGAGAACTCCCATATCAACAAACGGTCGATGCCAGTCAAAATTTGGTTGATAGAAATAATCGTTGGAAACCATTTGCCCAACAGAAGCAATAGGATTAACAGACATGTAAGACTTGAGAGAAATATAATCACAGCAAGGAGACAACTTAAATCCAGGAATAAGATTCTCAGTCATAGCACTATCCGTTGCTGCAGACATTGCAACAACAACATCACCCACCTTTAAATTAGGGGCAATTCCACCACAACTCCCAACCCTAATAATTCTTTCAACGTTGAAGACATTGAATAGTTCATGGGCATAGATTCCGAGACTTGCTTGTCCCATACCACTAGCCTGAACTGATACTTTCTTCCCTTTATAAGTTCCACTGTAACCCAAACAGTTGCGAACAGTGTTTACAACTTCATAGTTATCTAAAAAATTTTCTGCGATCCACTTTGCCCTGAGTGGATCTCCAGGCATAAGAACAGTTTCATGATATGCTCCGATGTGTGCTTCAATGTGTGGTGTCGTCATTTGGAATCATTTGATAAACGTCTTTCCAGTTTTTTACCCGAGGACCATCCCATTCCTGGTTATACTCATGGTCCATTATAACACTATTCAAACCAATATTTCTACCAGCTATAGCATTACTTACCGAATCTTCTATCCAAAAATGTTCTTTTCCTGAATATCTTTCTCGGAGATACTCTTCTTTTGTACAGGTGTGATCTAAACTGCAATCGATAAAGTCAAAGACATCACCAAAAAGGTGAGTTAGATTCTTCTGTCTCAATTTTTGAGCATACTTATCTTTATTCAATGAACTAATAACTTCAAATTTCCATCCAAGATTATAAAGTTTGTTTACATATTCTACAGAATCTTTATATGCAGGAATAAATCCTACGCATCCAGAGTCATTAAACTTTCTAATTTGGCGAATAGCTTGATCATCAGTTATTCCATATCGTAAAGATTGTGAGTAATATTTTGTAGTTTCTGGAATTCTCTTAAATCCTTGCTCAGCCATCCATACATCAAATGCATATGCCCAATCTAACAGTACACCATCACAATCAACTATAATTTTTTTATTCATTCGTGAATCGATATATTTGATCCCATGTTCCCAAGTCAACATACCGTTCAACCTCAATTGCTTTCGATTTATATATCGGAGTATTTTTAATTTCTCCAGCAAGCAAACGATGATTCAACGTTGACTTTTCCATAAATTCAATACATTGATCAAATACTCTCTTTCTAAAAGCAAACGCTGTCCAAAAAGCATTAAATCTTTCTAGGTCTTCTTTAGGTTTATCTTCATATTCTTCAACTAAATTATCTTGATCAACCCAAAGAGCACCTTTAGTTTTCAGCATCTCATCATCATCCATCTCTCGTTTGAAGAAGAAAGTAAATCCAGTCTCATTTAGACTATCGTGAACAAGGTTCACAATGTCCTGAGAGGATTTCAACTTCATAAAAGTATCTGGAAGAAGAACAAGATTCTTCTCACCAAATAAATGCTTTGCACTCTTAATAGATCCTGTATACTCAGTCTCTGCAGGATTAAAAAAAGTAAATGAGATGTTGTATCTAGACTTGTATCGACTCAGATACTTCACAAGTTCCGTTTTATTTTCATTAAGTGTAATTACAAACTCAACATCCCTGCGACCATAGTTTGAAAAAAGATCAAAACTATAATCAATCAGGGATTTGTTTTTTTCAATAGAGTGAATTTCTTTTGGATAAGGAAGAGAGAGTCTAGTTCCCTCTCCCGCACACGGAAGTATAACAGTTAATTCAGACATTAGATAAGAATCCAACCAGGACAATAGATATCAGTGGTATCTTTATGAGCAAGTTCTCCAGTAAACCACTTACTAGGAGCAATAACTTTTTTGCTATTAGCAAGCCATGCTCCCCACCAACTGTAAGAACTATTGGCGATTATATGGTATTTACACATGGTCATTAGACACAGATCAACGCGAGTATCTCCACCATCAGAAATCATGAAGCGGTCTTCTGTGAATTCACCCCTACACCAATCAGGATCATCGGAGCAAACAAGCACTGGTTGATCTGGAAAAAAGTGAGAGAGTGCTTTCTTATAGTACTCCATACTTTGAACAGGATGTGCAGTGTGTCCAACATAGTCTCCACGACGAACATGTAGAGATAGGACATCTGCACCACCAAATATGGACTTCCAAGTATCCTTACAAGGTTCTGATACTTCATCAATAAAAGTAAAGTCCTGACGAATTTCATCTTCAATATGTTTAAAGTATTTTTCCGTTTGGAAATACCCAACTAAATCAATATTATCTGGACACTTGTTAAACAGTTCTGGAATAAAAGCAAAACTCTGTTCAACATACTGAGAATGTGAACACATACCCATTTTAAACTCGGGGAGTTTAAAGCACTCATACAAATTTGTATCAGAGTTTTTAACCATATGATCTCTCGTCCCAAATATTGAAGAAGGGGGAAGAGAAAACTCTAGTCCATTATTGTTTGCAATACCCTTGATAGATGCATACTGGAACATTTGATTAGCAAGTCGTCCCAGATTTCCAAGACTGTTAAAAGAGATCATAGTTTAGAAGGGGAGTAGTTTGGGCAAGGACATACAAGACACTCAAGTTCTTTATTTCCCATGTAGTATTCGCGCTTCAAGCGTTCAATTTGAGTCCATGGATTGAGAGTAGAACCAACATCAAGATAAGTATTGTTCTTGTTTTTATCCCAGAGTTTGTGAGCAAGGATATTAGCAAAAGCTCCTGCAGCAAAAAGAAATAGTTTACCCTCAGGATTCTCACTCAAGATCTGATCAGGCAGATCTCTGTTGAGTACCCATGCATTATACTCGATTGGATAGAATTTTTCCACCTTGAATGGAAGGTTGTCTAAATTTGTATCCTTGTGTGTTACAAGATGAATATCATATTCATTGTAAACTTCAATATATTTTTCTTTATAGAACTCATAGTTTGAATTTACAAAGATATTTGCATATGTGATATTACTTTCTAGTTGCTCAGAGAATGTAATTGTGTCTTGATAGCAAGGGCAGATAGCAACATAATAATCAGGATGCTTATACCGAAGTGCATCTTCTAGTTCTTGTCTAGCAATTGCATAAAGAGGATGATCTCCATTAGCAGCCCACTCGCCATTAGCAGGAAGGAATTGTGTTCCTTTGATTGCTCCCCATTCACCGTCAGCAAATTTACCAAGGGCAAACTTCTCACGTTTGACTAATTTGTTGTGAAAGAATTTAATTTCTTCTTTATAATCTCTCATTTTAATCTACCTCTCAAAAACGGCGTTACCTGAAATTGTTATTCTATAATCATCAGAAGTATAAAACGGATTTACACTATGAACAAGGGATGATGGGAATACCAACATAGTACCTTCCCAAGACTTATCGACATACAAAGATTGATACTCGATAAAATGTTTTGTATGAGTATCCGTATAAGAAAAGCAAAATAAAGAATTTGACTTATCTGTAAAAGATGTTCTAGAAGAATTTTTATATTCAAATTCTTCATCCAAATTATATGGAATATTTACAAATAACACAAAAGCATAATCACCATTATGCCAGTGTGGTGGATTGTATTCATATTTTTTTTGAAAATTAATCCACATATCACCATCAATATAGACTTCACTATAATCTGAAATATAAGTATTTGGATTTAGATGCTTATTATCTTTTTGTATATTTTCGCAAACATCTAGAAACTCAGTCTCTAACTCGGGATAAAAATTAATCTCATTAGTGATAACTAATTGTTCCTCTAGTGCTCCAGCTAAATTATGATTGTCGTAAATTCTATTAGGATCATTCTTTATATAATTTACTTGTTCTTTTATTTTTGCAAATAATTGATTCGGAATAGTATGCTTAACATAAAAAAGAGAAGTTAAAAAATTAATATTATACACCAGGACCCCACCCATAAGTTAAAGGATATAAATCTGGGAGTAAATCATTAGTAAATGTATGTGGATAATTTTTTGAATCATGGTTTTGATTATGATCAATAACCCAAATACCTTTGTTAACTTCTCCCATGAATAATTCAGTATCATACTTATGCTTTAATGAATAAGTATAAACGTCTTTATCCAGACAGTATCTAATTTTTCTTTTTTTCATTAGTTCAATCCATACATGAGTCATAACATTTTCAGAATGAGATGGATGTCTCATGTTTATGCAACACTCTAACATGTATATTATATCTTCTACTGGAGCATAGTAAAAGTAATCAACCAGATATCCAATACTACCTTTATGCCATCCCAAACAATTAAAGGCATCAGGTTCTCCTTTTCTTAAAGACGTTGAAAGATCTATCAAAAAATCAGATCTAATTTTAACCGCCATCGACTCACCTTCAAGATCTGCTTTTTTGAATCCATTATAAGTTGAAGTAAATTGATAGAGAGATCTTTCAAGGCACCATGAAGCATGACCTTTTAATTGTTTTTCTTCTTGTGTAAGGAGAGGAAGATCATCAGTTACCAAAATAACATCATCCAAACCATCCAAATAATTCAGATTTTCTTCTGGTTCAGAATTCCATGTAGACCAAATCTGTCTATAGTTTCTGTAATACTCAGATACTTGCTTACAATAAGTAGTTGGTCCTTGGATTACCAAACAAAGATCTTCTTCCATAACTTCTCCAGCCCAATCTACATGACAATCATTTCTTTCCATTATTTTTTACATACAGCAAAATAATATCCATTATGCCATAAACTGTTTTCCAGAACATGAGGTGTTGGGTAAACAATGTCTACACCATTACTAGTACGAATTTCCATAGAATATCGAACTTCAATCCCAAGTTCTTCAATTGCTCTCATCGTACCATCTCTAGGACGAGGATCATTCCAGTCATCAATGATAAGAATAAATTCATCATCGAGAGCGGGTAATGCTAAAGCAAGACCATCATATTGATCCTCTTCTTCATGAGGACCATCAAAGAAATAAACATTATGCTTACCAATATCAGCATAATTTACATCTCTAAAATCTCCTTCATGAAGCTCTAAAAGAGTATCATCGTTTGTGCATCGTTCAGCATTGTTACAAAACTCTGCGCGAACATTACCAAACTGAGACCAGTTATCAACACATACAGCAGATACTTTATTACCATAGATTGCAGCCATCGCAGTAGATCCTTTCCAAGATCCAACCTCAAGGTAACGTGCATCAGGAACAGTAGCAATCAAGTTATTTACAAAATGACGATACCGTTTACCAGACATTCCATTGAGAGTAAGAATCCAGTCAGGAAGATTAGATTCTTCTTTCAATGCTTTTTCATATGCAGATTTAATTAGTTTTGCATATTTAATTTTAAAGTTTCCCTGTACCTCAACATAAGGTTCAAAGGGGGATGCATCCATTAATTCCATCAGTTTCTATCCCTATAAAGTTTAAATCCGTTATCAACACAATGCGAAAGGTACTTAGCCATTTCTCCAGTTCTAACCGTAATATTAGCAGTTGCATGATGATCTCCACCATACTGGACTGCTTTGAGACTACTCCACATTGACGTATCTGCTGGTGGGTGAGGAGGAACATACGTCTTCAAATCAGTATACTTTTGAAGCATATACGAAAAGTGAATGTCTTCCCCACAAAGCATTGACCAATGTTCTGCAGGAAGTTCTCTCCAAAAAACAGATAACAAATCTCTAGAAAAGAACCAAGAGTGTCCAACAATATCAACCTCTTCGGGTTGAGTATTATTACCAGCACATGCAGGATTAGAGTCCCACCCAAACCTTGCTAGTTTACCATCTTCTGTAGTGTCTAATTCATAGTTTCCATTCTTAAAACGGAGACCAATTCCACCCAGAAGACCAGGATGAGTTTCATATGTATTTAAACAATTTTCTAACCAACGATTTCCAGGAATTGTATCATCATCAAAAACACAAACATAATCACTTTTAGCATTTAAAGCATAAGCAAATCTTGCCCATACCCCATAATTATAGTTGCTAAGAGCTGCGTTCAAATCATTATAAGTGTCTTCGTCATATTCAAAACCAGGAGCAGTGTTCTGCCAGTAAAAAATTTCTTTTACTGGAACTGTCTGATTGTGTATTGCTTCTACTTGTTCCTTCAAATTAGAACGCTTGTATGCGTTCAATACTACAGTGATAGATTTCATGCTTTCGATGTGACTTTAATTTGTTCAGAAATCCATTCGTATGTTTTACGAATACCTTCTTCAAGGGTCTGTTTATAATCCCATCCTAGTTTCTCGCGGATAAGATCGTTATTGGAGTTACGTCCACGAACACCTGTTGGTGCATCTAGTTTATACATTTTATATACAATCTTACCAGAAACTTTTGCAGCAGTCTCTACCAACTCATTGATAGTAACCATCTCTTCGGAACCAATGTTTACAGGTCCAATGAACTCGGAGTCCATGAGACGCCTTGTTGCTTCAATGCATTCGTCAATGTAAAGAAAAGATCTGGTTTGGAGACCATCTCCCCAGACTTCGATTGCTCCACCAGTCTCTGGTAAATATGCAACCTTACGGCAGATTGCGGCTGGTGCCTTCTCTCTTCCACCGTCCCAGGTTCCTTCAGGACCAAAGATGTTATGATACCTAGCAATACGAACAGGAATGCCGTAGTTGCGATGATAAGCGAGATAGAGTCGCTCTGCGAATAGTTTCTCCCACCCGTACTCGGAGTCTGGATCTGCGGGGTATGCGGATTCTTCACGGCAATCAGGGTTATCAGGATCTAATTGATTGTGCTCTGGATACATGCAAGCAGATCCAGAATAGAAGATTTTTGTTTCGTTTTTGTTTTCTGCAGGAATTTGATTCCAGTCATCACCATAACGCTCATTGAGTTTACGTTGCTCCTCAAGAACATTCAAATTAATACTACAAGAGTTGTGCATGATGTCTGCATCATTCTCTCCAGTAAAAACGAAACCTGCACCACCCATATCAGCAGCAAACTGATAGATTTCATCGAATGTTTGAATCATTCGATAAGGAATAGAATGATAGAAGTTACCTTGATATCCCTTAAATTGAATGACTCTAGAGACAAAATTAGCGTCACGAAGATCTCCAAGCACAAATTCATGCGCTACGCTAGGAGAAAACTCTGGTTCTTTAAGATCTACACCACGGACCCAATATCCTTCCTCTACCAAGCGTTTTACCATGTGACTTCCAATAAAGCCACCAGCACCAAGTACAAGTGCTGTCTTTTTAAATTCGCTCATAGTTTTAAGTATTTTCCATACCTATGTAGTATACAAAAAAAGAGGGGTTTTGTAAACCCCTCGTAATTCAAGAAAGAGCAGCGATTAATGCTTCCAATCGTTCTTCCAAAGCAGTGATTCTCTTAAATGCCTCATCTCTTCTAGATGCAAGAGGAGGAAGTGTAGATGCATCTAGTTTTGCTTCTCCACCACGATCACACTTTTCGTATGCTTTTGCTTCCAGTGCCTTAAGTCTTCCTTCGACTTCAACATCATAACGAGACATTGATGCACCACTTGCAGATTTTCCTGCTGTTCCTTTTGTAGCCATTTTACTTTCTGATAATTGTTTTTCTATTTATTATTTAGAATTAAGATACTCTATCTCTTACATAACAAGGAACACGATCTGGATCTAACCATTTGGTATACTCAAAGTCTTCAATAGCAGTGGTGAGTTGCATACCATTATCACAAAGATACATGTCTTTATATCGTTTAGTCCAAGGATCTGCTTTTTGAATGCGATAGTCTGGCATACCATTGATCTCAAGTGTTCCACACTCGACATAACGATATGGGAAACGTTCAAGAAGAACTTTCATCAGACAACCTCTGCAGTTTCAAGATCGGAAAGAATATACTCCATTAGCATATCATAATCATCAAGAGCATCGCCAGAGAATACAACACCTTCATTTTCATAATAACGACGAACTTTCTTGAAAAGTTTTGGATTCTTCACGTCAAGAAAAATATCACCAAGTGCAGCAGAGCGAAGAGTGTTGATGTCTTTTTTAAACTTAGCAGTGATAGTCATTGGTCTGTTTGTTTACCTAGTAATTTTAACAGAGACTCTGTTGAATTTAGAGTCTTGTGGACACTTTCAGAAAGTGTCCCATGCTCGCTGTGAGGATCGAACTCACCTTAGGCAAATTATGAGTTTGCTGCATTCACCAGATTGCTAAGCGAGCGGAAAGAGGCTCAAGGAGCCTCATTGTTTAACTCAGTATACAATTTGATGAGTTCATTGTCTGCAGGGATCATGACGGCTCTGTTACCGTTCTCATTAATGACTCCTATCGTTTCTCCATTCTCCACTCTTTGAAAGAGTTTGTCCCAATTTTCTTCCCATTCCCCGATGGTATGAAATTCGATATCAGATTCTTTCATTAAAATTAACGAAGTTTAGGACCAGTCATCCATGATACGAGAGAAAGTCTTTGACCTCTAAGAATTGGTGTGACTCTATGAGGTGTTCTCGAATCAAATACGATAATGCTTCCTTTTGCTTTAGTAGCATTTTGAACTTTTCCTTGATAATCAATGAATTGCAACTTTCCACCACTATATTCTTCTGGATCGGAAAGGACAATACTCATACTAAGTTTTCTAGTGAGATCTTTGTTTCCACTAGTTCCATAATCAGAATGCCATCCATAAAAATGACTCTTATCATATTTGGTAACTTGAAGTGATTCCATCTCAGTCAAATCATATTCAAATATTTCTCTATTAGCAATATGGAAATAGTGAGTAAAGATTGTGCATACCCAGTCAATTTCTTCTATCCAGGATATTTCACATTCTCTAGAATCTGGATATTGTCCACCCTCGTCATCGTTTCCAATTTGACCAGGTTCCCAATCATCTTCATCTATATCAGCAACTCTTTTTGCGAGTAAATCAATTATATAATCTGGAAGGATATCTTCAAAGACTATTGGAGAAGAAGCGACTTTATGATTACCAACTTTATTCTCTCTTATTTCTATTTGTTCACCATCTTCATCATAAAATTTTTGAATGAAGTTTATATCATCATCGCTAAGAGTTTCTGCAGCAATATCATCATCTTCTGTCTTAAGAGTTTCTGCAGGTTCATCATCTGTAGAATTAAGAGTAACTAAATTTTCTGAACCTGGTACAAAATCAGAAGATCTAACAGGAATCTCAGTCTCTTCAGTAGATTTCGGAGAAGATTTTCCCAAAATTTCTTTTAATTCTTCTTTTAATTCCTCAGGAATTTCTGGAACTTCGGGTTTAGAAGTATTTTCAAAATTTACTTTCAGTTCGTGTACGATGTTTTCTTCAGTCATCTTAAAAAGTCACTGCTTAATTGTTTGTACTAATATGTATACAAGATATCGGGATGACAGGATTTGAACCTGCGGCCGCCCGCTCCCAAAGCGAATGCGCTACCAAACTGCGCTACATCCCGATATATACTAATTATACATCACAAATCTTCTTCTTGCAACTTTTCAAGAGTTCCAGCTCTTTGTGCCCAAGTTTGTCCACCTTCAAATCCTTTCATAGGATTAATACAAGTTTCATCCCCTAATTTATTGCAAACTAATCCTGCAAGATCTAATTCATTTCCTTCATTCCCAGTCCCTGTCCAAACATGATTTCCATTTATCCATGTAGCTCCACACTTCGGGCATTCCTCCCTCGTCAACTTAAGGTCGGACAGTTCTCCGGAATTAGACATTTTTTTATTTGTATTATACCTAACTATATACTAGTCACTACAACACAAACGTCAACTAATGTGTTGATATCATAACGGAAAGGGTGGGATTTGAACCCACGGTGCCCTTGCAGACACGCCAGTTTTCAAGACTGGAGCCATAAACCACTCGACCACCTTTCCAATGGGTATTAACTACTGAATACTAACTAACGGACTTCAAAGTCCAATTTTTTTACTTTACGCTTTCTTCTTTGTTCTTGATAAGCAAGTTCTTCTTTTGAAAAGTGACTATTAATTTTTCTTTCTATGTTGTTAGTGACCATTACAACTTTATCAAGATTATTAGCACCAACTTTATCGTCAACAAGACTCATTTGGTTTGAGCATCCGCAAAATTGAATTTTACTTGTGCTTGTTAATTCATTTCTGCATTCTTTGCATGTTACAGTAATCATGGTATTAAAGTCAAATTATTTTTTATTTATATGGGAGATGACGGGATCGAACCGCCGACCGACTCGGTGTAAACGAGTAGCTCTACCGCTGAGCTAATCTCCCAAAATACATCAATGTGTATTCATATCTGAGTATTCAGTAACTGGTTGTCCATTACTAAATTCTTCTTCATAATCAAAAAGATACCACAAAGCTATAGAATATCTTTCACCTTTAGTAATTTCTTTTACTTGATGAACATATCCATTATCTCCATTTATAAAAGATAATGCTTTACCTTTTTTAGGTTGAACAGTTATCGATGCTTGAGTATCATTGTCGTAAATTACTTCAGTTTGTCCACCTTCAAAATCTTCATTAAGGTAAATGAAAATTCCACAAGCATCAGAAGAATCTTTATGAGGACTCATATATGATCCTGTTGGCCAACGCACCAACTCAACGTTATCAAGAATAAGTCCAGACTGCATAAAATGACATACAGAACTTGATATACTATTCAAAAGATTTGAAATGTATCTACTATTTACCAACATTAAGTTAATACAAATACTGTTATTTACTGGATAAACACTTTGATGTGCTGGATTATCATTAAAAATTTTAATGAGTTTATCGCAGTCTTTATCTTCTAAGAAATTATCTTTAAAATACAGCATTACTTAAAAGGGAATAGGTTAATTTATTATTTCAAATTCTTTGGATTCTTAACAGAGAATCCAAAGCGGGATATCGGACTCGAACCGACGACATTCAGCTTGGAAGGCTGACGTTCTACCACTGAACTAATCCCGCATGGTAGGTGGCGTCTTTCTATGCTATGTGCATAGCGACTACCAACGATTCAGGCAGGATTTGAACCTGCGACCGACTGCTTAGAAGGCAGTTGCTCTATCCAGCTGAGCTACTGAACCAATGAAATCAGTATAGCTGATTTAAGTTAGGAAGTCAACCGTAGCAAAACTCTTTCCACTGACTGACTTTGGTTTCTTCAAGATCCATCGCGACTTTGCTGATAGGAGCTCTTGGTTTCTTACGAAGTTTCATGTTCGTTTGCTCTAGTAGTTTATCACCTTTCTTTGTATTGCAACTAGAACATGCAACTACCATATTGTCCCAAGTATTTCCGCCACCTTTGCAGCGAGGTACTACATGGTCAATTGTAAGTTTACTTTGAGCACCACAATACTGACATGTATTCTTGTCTCGCTTATAGATCATTGCACGGGATGGATACATTTCAGAGAATCTAACAAAGGGTCTTTTTACAAATTGAACAAGTCTAATGACTCTACTTGAAATTACTTTTGCCTTTTCTTTGAAAAGAAGAATGACTGCTCTTTTCCAGTTAGTAAAGTGTAGAGGTTCGTAAGAACTATTCAGCACTAGAACTGTCGAATACGGTTCGATAGATTCCATGTGATAGGTGTGACTCAAAATTATTTAGAGGAAATATAACTGATTACTCAGTCATCGTCAATCCCTTTGACGTATGTTTTAAGTGCTTCGACTAGTTGAACTCTGGTAAGCTCTGGTTCTTGTTCTAGGTACGAATCAAGAACCATAACACATTGATTTTTGAATGCTAAGTTGTCTGAATATTCAAGAGTTTCGCGTACAACGTCTTGAGTGATACTCATAGTTTTTTTCGTCGTTGGTTTATTTAGGATTAAGCAACAATAGTGCTTTTCAATTGGTTGTAATATTGATAGGAATACCGTGTGCGGTTTCCATGAATACCCCAGCCCAACCAATTATATGCATGTTTCATATAAAAATCAATGGACTGACCTTCACTCTTTAAATAAAGTTCATACTTTATCCACTGAGGTTCGTTGACCATATATCTCAATTGAGTTCCCAGTTCACTAGGATCTCCACTATACTTATTAGCAAAACGTCCCAATCCAAGATAACGGTCCTCAGTGGTCCACTGAATGAGTCCGTACCCACCACGAAGACAATTTGGATAAGAAACTCTAGACCCTCCCTCGCAGATGTTAGGGATGAAGTTACTTTCCTGATTAATGTTACCCATAACAGTAGCAAGAGCTGCTTTGTCTTTAATACCTCTGTCTTGAAGAAAACTCAAAGTAATTGACTCATTAATAGTGCAATCATCACAAACATACTTTTGCTCAATTGCAGGCGGTGCTTCCACCGGAGGAGGAATTGGAATTACTTCAGATTTTTTATCAGGTAAAACTGCTACCGTTGCTGCAGTCAATGCAGCAACAGAAGCAACGGTACTAAAAATAAACATAGATTTTTTCATTTAGGTATACTAATTACATCAATCTCATCTTCTTGAGGATTGATCCATTCTTTAAATTCATCGGCAAGAGCCATTGCATCTTTATATTCAAGTTCAGGATCTGCTAAGCGATCCATGACCCACTCACGGGTATTCCGAACCAGATCAATCGTTTCGTACATAATAATCTTTTTTGAAGTACCTTGAGAGGATGTTGCTATTATAGAACTTTGGGGTTCCGTCGTCAAGGGATTCTGTGAGGACATTATGGGTGAAGAGTTGGCGCGTTTCTTCAAAATTTGTTTTGCCAGGTGTCTTATGAAGAGAGAGGATAGTCCTACTAAAGTTCTCTCTACCATATTTTTTAATTTCTTCTTTGAGTTCTGGACAAGACCCATAATAGTTCTTTAAAGTTTAGATAATTCTGAGAAATAATCTTTAGAAGCAATGTGAGGAGTATATCCAGGATAAAACTGTTTAACAATAGAACCAATACCCATAGCAGTAATGGCACTATCACAAAGAACCCAGACTTCTTTCTTGTCTTCTAAAACAATATGCTGAAATGGAAACTTAGTCTTCTTCATAAGTAAATGTTTTGTTTTTCACTTTGGTATCAAATTCACCAGTGCGTCCTGGTTTCATCTTCCCCACTTTAACATTCTTACCCTTACCTGGCCAAGATGTTTTGGAAGTTCCTTTGAGTGTAGCAGATCCACCTTTTTTGCGTTGGATTAAAACTGAATCCTGATCATCTTTACTTGAACCTGATTTTACATTCTTTTTGTGCTTAAGTCCAGCCTCTGTGCCCAGTTTCTCAACTGTTTTTTTGAACTTTCTCTTGCCCATCTTACCAGAAGAAACTACATGAGATTTCTCACCTACTTTCTTCTCCTGAGATGTACCAGGATTCTCCGTGTATCTTCCAGAAACTTTTGTTGGACCAGGAAGACCAGCACCACGAATCCTTCTTTCAGTTCTCTTGCTTCTCTCCTTATTTTCTTTGGATGATTTGTCTCCTCT